CGACAAGAACGCGCGTGTCAATAAGAGCTTCAAAGGATGCCCTCCTTGAAACCTGGTCAGATTTGTCACGGAAGGTAGCTTCCATGCAGCGATAGACACCTTCGAACAAACTCCGAACAAACATGCACTCAAATTTGTGCCAATCGGCGACGAGAGTGGATGCATCACCGAACTTCCGGAATCGCGAGACTAGCTGGTTGTAATCATCAGAGTAGAATGAGATGCCCATCTTCTGATTCTCGGATTGCAAAGTGCTGATGTGATAATGCACAAAGGAGCCCCACAACCTCTTGAGAGCTATGTTCTGTGCTAGAGGTGCAGCTACGACAACAAGGGTTCTCATAGCCTTGATCTTCGTTGGATTCCGGAGCTCATCCTTCAGAGCACTCTCCGAGACCCAAGTTGGCGTGATCCCAGCCTGCAACAAGAGATCATCTGCTGCAAGCATATCGATTAGCTGAGTGGGCTTCAGAGCGAGTCGGCCATCATCACCACGAGCGATGTAGTTGTGCTTCCCTTTCCCTGGCCGGTCACGAGACAGCGGGAAACAAGCTGACGTGTTCATCGAAATTTGAACGACGTTCGGGTAGCGCTCAGAGCCATTGAGAACCTCGTCAAGATTGAGTGACCCGTCGGGAAAAGGGAAACTCGACTGGCGCATGTGTTCAGCAACACCAGTGATGGCTTCCTCGAGCAAGATCGGGTCATAAACCATTTTCTTGACTCCACGATTGTGCTCCATGATCATCAATTTGACACCTGAGATATGACCATCCTCATCATAACAACGCTTGTCAGCTGGATCACCAAGGAGAGCTGGCTCCTTGTTGACATCTGCACAGATCGGGTGGTCGAAGAGTGCTGATTTTGCGTAGCGAGTTGTCCGTCCGCCACCACCCTTATAGCTCGGGATAGATCCGAGCTGCTCATACGACTGATCAAGATGGGGGTTCGGTTCGGTAGCTTCCAGTTTGAAGGGACAGTGAAGTGAATCAACGAAACCTGTCTCAGGCCGGATGTCAACCTTTGGGATTGATGACATCATGGATTGGAGCAGAGACCGTGGTACAAACAAGCCAACTCCAGTGGCAGGATGCTCAGCAGTTCTCGAGCCCACATGGATGGAAGAGATGAGGAACTTCCCATCCTTGCAACGGACAGTGGGGAGCCCACAAGCTCCTTCCCACATTGACTGATACTGCATGTAGTCACGTGCGAAGATGGGCAAACCAGAAACTTCCCAAGACATGCCTTCAGTCACGAACTTAGGTGATTCGCAACCTAATGATCCAGATTCCCAGTGGGGGTTCAGCAACCAATAAGCTGTCGAAGTGCCAGCCGAGCGCATCTGATCGATGGTGGCAAACATCTTTGAGATGTTAGGGAACCCGGCACGTGCCTTCTTGTGTCGTAAGAGGACCCAATCTTGGTAGTGGATTGTTCCATTTGAGGTGGTACACGTGGGTGGGGTCAACACGGTGTAATCACTCGCAATGGTTGACCAAGCTTCAGCACCACCACTGAACATGAAGGGTTCAGCTCCTTGGAAGTACCCCGTACCATCCATGATGGCATGACGGGGTGCGAGTGTGTGGCACCCATCAACCTGAATGGCATGAGCTGTCCCACGTGGTGTGGTGAAATTGACAATCGCTTTAGTGATGGTGAGCAATTGACGACGAAAAGACTCTGTGAAGGTCTGTGGTTCATCTTCAAGAACACCGAGAGCGCTCACAACTGGGTCTTGCTCCCATCGCAGTTGCACGCCGCGCCCGAGAAATGCATCACCAGAATCTCCGAGTTGACCTTTGTAGCTCCTAGGTTCATAGTCATCATCAGGGTCTTGATACTTCGAGGCCCATTTCTCCTTCTTGGCTCGAGTCCGCTCCTTCTTCTTGCGGGCAGTTTCTGGAGTGACGACTTCGACTTCTTCCTCATCAGGGTTGTAATCCTTGAGTTCATCCTCAATAGAAATTTGACCTTTCTGAGATCGCAAGCCACGATAGGCCATGTACAAGAGGGCGGAACACGCAAGCGCACCGCCAAGCTTCTTGATAGCAGGCATGAAATTGATGCCGAGCCTCTGTTGCATAGACTCTGCCATGATATCATCCTCTTCCTGAGCGAGGATGGCATCAACATCGCACGGGACTTCATCCCCATCTTCAAGCTTGGCTTCGCGGGGTGTCCACTTGAAGACACGTTTGAAGTAATCTGTGGTAGACATCTGCGGGTGCGTCCCAGACGGGTCATCAGCCTCACAAGTGGGGACATCTGATTCAGATGAGGTGCCTCCATCAGATTCCGATTCTTCATCAGGTGTCCGGGGGCAACCACCCTCAGGTTGCACTGTTGTGGTAGCAATCTCAGGTTTGGGAGTTGCTGTCAGGCCAGTGAT